TCGAGTTCTTCGAGGGTCCGACGTCATCCGCCGACGGCACCCCAGTCGCGGCCATCAACCGAAACCGGATCACCGCTAACACGGCGGTCACCCTGGTCTTCGAGGGCCCCACCGTATCGGTGGCTGGCACCAGCCTCGGCTGCGGCTTCGTCCCGGGCGGCTCCGGCGGTAATGCACCCGGCGGCCAGGGCTCCAGCTTCGGCGAGTACATCCTGGCGCCGGCGACGGACTACCTGCTCAGGCTGACGGGCGCGTCGCGGTCGGGCACGGTCAGCGTCGACTGGTACGAGCCCGGCTAGTGGCGGCCCCGGTCGGAATCATCGAGACCCTCCCGCTGGGTCAGCTGGACCGGGCGAGCCGCCTGGTGGGAGCCCTGGCTCGCGCGGACGGTCGGATCCGCCGCCACTTTCTCCGGATCATCCAGGGCACCCGGGGCCTCGCGGACCTCGAGGGAGTGGCCTCACTGCTCCAGAGCGGCCGAGTGGACGCCGCCCTGGGGCTCCTGGCCGGCGACCTGGGTGAGAGCTTGGCCACGGCCGTCGACCAGGCCTACATCGCGGCCGGCTTCTCGGCAGCGGCGGCCCTGCGCGGCGAGATCGACACTCTGCTCGACTTCAACATGGCCAACACCAGGGCGGTCAACCACCTCCAGCAGACGCGGCTCCGCCTGGTGGTCGGCTTCAACACGGAGCAGCGCGCGGCCACCCGCATCTTCCTCCAGGACGCCTTCGCGCGCGGCCTCTCGCCGATCGAGCAGGCCAGGGCGCTCCAGCGCTCCATCGGCCTCACCCAGCACCAGGCGCAGATCATCCAGAACTACCGGCGAGACCTCCAAGGCCGCAGCCGGAATGCCCTCGCGAGGCAGCTGCGGGACAAGCGCTTCGACCCGACCGTCCTGCGCTCGATCGAGTCCGGCGTGGACCTCACTGAGGCCCAGATCGACCGCATGGTCACCCGCTACGAGGAGAAGTGGATCCGCTTCAGGGCGCAGACGATCGCGGAGACGGAGAGCAGGGCGGCCGCGGGCGCGGCGGATGAGGAGCTATGGAACCAGGCGATCGAGCAGGACGTCCTGCCGGCCTCAGCTCTCCAGACGACCTGGAAGACGACCAGGAACCCGGAGACCGTGCGCGACAGTCACAAGCGGATGGAGGGCCAGAAACGGCCTTTCGGCGTGCCCTTCGACTCCGGCCTGGGGAATAAGCTGCGTTATCCGGGCGACCAGAACGCCCCCGGCGCGGACACGATCCGCTGCCAGTGCGTCCTCGAGCGCAAGGTCGACCAGAAGGCGGTCGCAGCCCATCGCCAGCTCCAGGCGGCGGCCTGATGGCTGCCGGCGGCCTGACGGTCAAGGTGGAGGCACGACCCTCGAGGCTGCTGCCCTGGGCCATCCGGGGCCTCAGGGTCTGCCGCTTCTTCAGGGTCCGGCTCAGCGAGCAGAGGGCGGACAGGCTGATCGAGTGGCTCCTCAGGCGCTCCACCTTCCTCGTCGATGGCGAGAAAATCGACCCCTTTGTGGAGCTTTAGGCCTACTTGCCGGTCCACCGGCAACTCGAGCTAAAGCGCCAGCCGGGGCCCAGCTTTAGGGCTACTTGCCGGTCCACCGGCAACTCGAGCTAAAGCGCCGAGCGCGGACCGGCTGGGAGTGGACGCGGCGCGTGCAGTTTGTAAGACTTTGCAACGCAACGCCGCCGCCGAGGGTTCTGACATTGCCGGCAGGCGCGTTCCAGCTCTCCAGTCCCGTCCTCAAGGTCGACGAAGCCCTGGGCCTCGTCTTCGGTTGGGGGATGATCTGCGCGAAATCTGGGGACCAGTACATGGACCTAGACCGCGAGGGCATCAGCCAGGCCGAGATGCTGAAGAGCGTCACGGAGTTCGCGGCGACCTCGCAGCTGACGGACGACGGCCACAACGAGGTCCCCGACGGCGCCGTCGTCTTCACCTTCCCGCTCACCGATGACGTCGCCAAGGCTTTCGGGATCGAGTGTGACCAGCGCGGCTGGATGGTCGCAGCGAAGCCCTCGCCGGAGGTCCTCGCAAAGTTCGCAGACGGCACCTACACGGGCTTCTCCATCGGCGGGACGGTCGAAGGCTTCGAGCGAGTGGAGGCCTAGGGTGCGTACCTTCCCGGACGTCGAGGGCGATCTCATGCTGAAGGACCTCAGCATCGACTTCCTCAGCCCGGTCCCGCGGCCTGCCCACCAGGGCGCCGTGGCGGTCCTGCTGAAGCGCGCAGACTACGATCCCGCCGACGCCGAGAAGGCGAAGCACAAGCGGAAGAAGCGCAAGCGCCCGCACGGATGCGACGGGCTCGGGAAGAGCCGCAGCGACGTCCGCGTCCATCCGCACGCCAGCCAGCTCGAGAAATTCGAGGACGACACGCCCGCCGTGCTGACCTCGAGCGTGGACGGCCACTCGCACCTGGCGCAGCTCCACGCGCGCTCCGGCTTGACGAGCTGGCAGACGTCCGAGGGCGCGGAGTCGAGCCATGACCATCCCTTCATGCTGGTCCAGGGAGCGGACGGCACCTTCACGCTCCAGATCGGCGACGCCGAAGGCCACTCCCACGACGTGGATCCGGCCATCCTCAACGCGACCCTAGCGGCCGCAGCCCTTTCCAAGCTCTTCGACCAGGAGGACGACATGCCCGAACCCAAGCCCACCACCAAGACCGCGGACGAGATCGCCAGCATGGAGTCCAACATCGCCCTGGCGCGGCTCTTCATCGGCCTCAACGACGACGAGCGCAGCCACTTCGGCGGCCTGGACGAGGTCGCCAAGGTCGCCTTCATCCGGCTCGACGGCACCGGCCGCACGGCCGCGATCGAGAAGGCCAAGGGCCCGGATCCCACCGTGGTCTACAAGGCCGACAACGGCGCGGAGTACACCAACGCCGACGATCCGCGCCTGGTGACGATGGCGAAGGACGCCGATGAGCAGCGCGCCAGGACGAAGAAGGCCGAGGACACGCTCACCCAGGAGCGCCTCGAGAAGCGCGCCGCGGAAGAGCTGCCCAACCTGCCCGGCACCGACACGGAGAAGGCGGCCGTGCTCAAGGCCATCGACGCGATCCCGGACGAGGCCGCGAAGAAGGCCGCGAAGAAGCTGCTGGCCGCAGGAGAGTCCGCGATCTCCAAGGCCTACGACACGCTCGGCACCACGGAGGTCGAGGACGAGCTGGGCCTCGAGCCCACCAGTCCCCAGGGCCGGCTCGACGTCCTGACGAAGAAGGTCTCCGTGGAGAAGGGCATCAGCGAGGCCGCTGCCACCACGGTCGTCATGGCCACGCCGGAAGGCCGCAAGCTCTACGCCGACATCGACAACGAGAACCAGACGCGGCACTAGGCCGCACGGACCACCACTTCCACCGACGCCCGAGCCGTCCAGATCCACGAGGAGACCGAGACCATGGCCACGTCCCAGATCGCCGAGAGCATCACCCTGATCGCCGCCGAGGCGCTCACCATCTTCACGGGTGTCTTCGTCAACGCAAGCGGAGAGGCCGCGGAGTGCAACGCCGAGACCGACTACCCGCTGGGCGTCGTCATGGAGACGGTCGCCATCGGCGAGAATGTCCCAGTGATGACCAAGGTGGGGGCCATCGTCCCGCTCCTGGTCGACGGCGCCCACACCGCCGGGGACATCGTCTCGTTCGGCGCGGCCGGCGAGGGCGTCACCGAGGGAGCGGCGGGCGAGTTCTCGGCCGGGATCATCATGGAGACCTCGACAGCTGACCAGGACATCGTGGAGTTCCTCTTCAGCCCGCACCGGATCCACGCCTAGCAGGCGCAACCCTTCAACCCTGAGCGCCAGGAGCCATCCATCACCACGGTCTAGGAGGCCACCATGCCCAACCAGCCCAGCAGGTCCGACGTCCACATCAATCGGGCTCTGACGAATATGTCCCTGGCGTTCATGCAGGAGGAGAGCGCCTTCGTGGCGGACCGCGTCTTCCAGGACATCCCGGTCCAGAAGCAGGCAGACGCCTACTTCACCTATGACCGGGGCGAGTGGAACCGGGACGAGATGAAGGAACGCGCGCCGGCGACCGAGTCCGCAGGGTCCACCTACACCGTCGGGAATACCACCTACTTCGCGCGCGTCCGGGCTCTCCACCGAGACGTCCCGGATCAGATCCGGGACAACGCGGACAGCCCGATCGACCTCGACGCCGAGGCCATGCGCTACGTCACCGGCAAAGCGCTCATCAACCGGGAGGTCAACTTCGTCAACGGCTTCCTGCTGACGAATAACCCCGGCGTGGTCTGGACGAACGTGGGCGACGGCAACGCCGCGCGCAGCGCCGCCCTCGACTTCACGGACAACGCCAATAACAACCTGGTCTTCTGGAACCTCGCGGCCAGCACGCCCATCGAGGACATCCGGCTCGCCAAGCGGACCGTCCAGGAGGCCACGGGCTTCCGGCCCAACGTGCTCACGCTCCAGCGCACGGTCTTCGACGCGCTCGTGGACCACGGCGACATCGTGGGCCGCATGGATCGAGGCCAGACGACCGGGACCGCGATGGTGAACAAGGAATCCCTGGCCGCGCTGCTCGAGCTGGATGAGGTCCTGGTCATGGACTCCATCCAGAACACGGCGCTGCAGGGCGCCACGGCGGTCCATAGCTTCATCGCTGGCAACCAGGCCCTCCTGACGTACCGGCCGCCGGCTCCGGGGATCCTCACTCCAGCAGCGGGCTACACGTTCAGCTGGAGCGGCTACCTGGGCGCGACCAACATGGGCACCCGCATCTCCACGATCCCCATGGACCACCTCAAGGCGATGCGCGTCGAGATCGAGAGCGCCTACGACCAGCACCTGGTGGCGGCGGACCTCGGCTTCATGTTCGATGGGATCGTCGAGTAGGTCTGGGGGGACCTGAGAGAAGACTCCGACCAACGAGGGGCGGGCTACGGCTCGCCCCTCATCCCTCCGCACGAGCACGAGGAGGACGACCAGCGTGGCCATCGACCAGAACCCCAAGGCAGTCCAGACCGTCCGCAAGCTGCGCCACTGGAAGCAGCACTGGCCTCATGGCCGCGACGCCGTCCAGGGCGCCGTCTTCGTCTGGCGCAAGGCCACGGCGTGGCCCAACCCCGAGAAGCCCGAGAAGCTCATCCGCTTCCCAGCTGGCGCGATCGTCCCGGACTGGGTCCAGGAAGCCATGGGCCCGGCCAAGCTCCGGCGCTGGTGGGAGTCGCAGCGGATAGAGCTGGCTGAGGTCGGAGACGCCAAGGCCGTCCAGGCCGCCGCGGCCACGCCCTCGAAGAAGAAGAACGGGAAGAAGAAGACCGAGACGCCCGAGCAGAAGGCCAAGCGCGAGGCCCGCAATGCAGCGAAGAAGGCGGCCCGCGCAGAGGCGAAGGATGCGGAGGGCGAGGCTGAGGCGGCGGCCGAGGCTGAGGCTGAAGCTGCAGCGAGCTCGGATCAATCCGAGCCCAGCGGAACCCCGAGCCAGGACGAGGGAGGCGACTAGCATGGCTCTCCACAACCTACCGGCCCATAAGCGGAGCAGCGGCGGAGCCTGGGTGCCCACGCTCACGCTCGAGCAGAACCTGGCAGCCCTCACCCTCCTCAGCGCCTTCTATGCGGTCACCGGCGACGTCGTCCAGTGCTGGGTGGCTCTCCTGGCGGACCCGACTGCCGGGGGGGACATCGGCTTCACCGTCAGCCTCCCCACCCCCCTATTCCACAACGTCAGCGATCCCGAAGACGTCATCGGCACGGCCAGCTTTGAGGCTCCGAGTGGCGGACAGCCGGGCGGCAACGTCCAGGCCAACGCCCCCAGCCCTCTCACGGCCTTCGTCACCAGCACCGCACCGAACGGCACCGCGGGCAACATCTTCGTCCACTTCGCCTACCGTGCGGCCTAGCGCGTGGCGGCCGCGCCCTTCGACTATCTCAGCCTCCAGGCCGACGCTCAGGAGCTGATAGAGGAATTCGGAGACGCCGGCAGGCTCACCCGGGCGGCTCGAGTGGCCGACCCAGCGAAGCCCTGGCTGCCCGTCCAGGGAGACACGGACGCCGCGCCCGCGCAGTCCATCGACGTCACGGGCGTCTTCCTGAGCCTCGACCGCACCGGCCGGCCCGACCAGGTCGCCCAGGAGAAGACCCAGACCGTGCTGGTGGGCGGCGCCGAGATCCTGCCGGAGGAGGTCGGCCCGGACTGGAAGCTCGAGCGCGTCGCGCCCTTCGACTCCTGGGAGGTCGTCAGCGTCGAGCCCCTGCGACCCGGCCCGACGCTCATGCTCTACCGCATCAGGGTCCAGCTATGAGCGAGGTGACGGCGCTCGAGTTCCGTGACCGGCTCTTCACGGCCTTCGACACCTTCTGGGCGGGGCGCACGCTCATCGCGGCCCCCAACGTGGACTTCGACCCGTCCAAGCTGCCGGATGACGCGACGGCCTGGGTGCGCCTCTACATCCTGGGCAGCACCGAGGGCCAGGGCCGCTCCAGCAATAGCGTCAGCCGCAACCACTGGAACCGCTCGGGCGCGTTCACGATCGAGGTCTATGTCCGCCAGGGCGGCGATCTAGACGAGGCCTACACCCTCGCAGAGGCCGCCATGGAGTTCCTGGAGAAGCCCGACGTGGCTGACGCCTGGTTCACCCAGATCACACCGCCCCAGGAGTTCGGACCTGACGGCGCCTGGTTCCAGGTGACCGTTGCCGCCTCGTGGGTATACTGGACGGACCGAGCCGCCTAGCGGGCCTCTGCCGTCCCTCGAGATAGGAGAGCCTGATGCCCGTAGAAGCCCGACCCGACGACCAGTTCACCCGGGGCAACCTGCTCCTGGGATTCTCAACCGTGGAATTCGAGCCCGTGCTCCCTGCCGGCGGCTTCGGCCCTGCGGTCGAAATGGGGATCCTGGCCAGCGAGGCCCTCCAGAAGGACGTCACGCTCCTCGAGCTGGAGCGCGGCGATGCGGGCACGCTGACCGTCGACCGCGAGGTCATCAGCAAGCTCAAGCCCAGCTTCAAGATCGAGAGCTTCAATCTGCGGGACGACGTCTCCCGATTCATCTTCGCGAGCGACGTGGCCACGGCCGTCGTCGCAGACGCAGCCGCAGCCGTCACGGGCGACCTGGTCACGGCGCCCACCGGCACCGATGCCACCAGGACCTTCCTGAGCCTCACCCAGGCCGACATCGACGCGACGACCGGCCTGAGTGCAACGGGCGCTGCGATCGTCTCGGAGACCGTCAACGGCTCGGGCGCGCTTAACGGCGCGGTCATGGGCGACTTCTCACTGGCCTACAAAATCACCGACGACGGCGACGTCTCCGAGATCAAGGTGGTGGACTCGGCCGGCGTCGAGACGGCCTACACGCCCATCGACACCGGCTCAGAGACCGGCGTGGGCAATGAGGCCGTTCTGGACACGGGCGGCGTCGCGGCGACCTCGGGCGACATCCGCCTGGACGTCGGCGGCACGCCCACGGACATCGCAGCCAGCTCCAGCCTGGTCTGCTCCTATAATCCGACGATCGTGGGCGCGGACGACGACAACAGTGCCGCGGTCGCGGACTACATCATCGACCCGCTCCTGGGGCGCATCATGTTCCGACGCCTCGACACCCTGGCCAGCCCGGATGGCGCCAGCGCCTTCCGCGAGGGCCAGCCGGTGGATGTGGATTACCTCTACAGCCGGAAGGCCAGCACCACCCTGCAGCCGTTCCGCCAGACGAGCTTCGACGGCCGCGTCACCATCCGTCACCTCACCGACATCGGCATCAACTTCGTCTGGGACATCCCCAGCGCGACGATCCGCGTGACCGACGATGACCTCACCTTCGGCGCTGAGGACTTCGGAGTGGCCACGCTCATCCTCAACATCAACGACGCCGGCGGCACCCAGCGCTTCGGGACGCTGGCGCTGAGCAGTGAAGCCCAGGCGGCCGCATAGGCCCACGGAGGAACGCATGGCAGGAGTGGCCCACCCGCCCGTCATCGAGGTCCCGCTAGGCGGCGCTCTCGAGGGCACGGTCATCACGATCAGACCCTGGACGATGGGCCTCCGGGCCCAGCTGCGGCCGAAGGTGGCCGCCGTGCTGCGCGAGCTTGCCGCGCTGCGCTCAGCAGGCGCCCAGCTCGAGGACCAGCTCATCACGCTATTCCTCGAGGCCGAGGAGGTGGCCACCCAGGTCGTCCGGGCGACGATTCCCACCGATGACCTCTCTGCCGATCAGTGGGACCGGATGCTCTGGGAGGACATGCCCGCGCTCGCCCAGGCCATCTGGGACCTCAACATCCAGCGCGAGGACGGCGGAGGCGTAGGGGGAAAAATCATAGCCGTCATGGGTCCAGCGATGGCGAGGCGGAACCTGGCGGCAGAGGTCGCGTCAGCGGTCGAGGCGGCGAAGGCCGAGGAGCAGACGGAGGGGAAGAACTCGAAGACGCCGACACCATTGAGGCCCGCGGCCTCAGCCTCCTAGCTCACCGGTGGGGCTCGGATCCGGAGCGGCTCAGGTGGTCGCTCACTGACGACCAGTTCCGCGCCTACCTCGGGATCGAGGTGGACTACCAGAGGAGCGAAATGATGGTGGCCGCCAACGGAACCCTGGCAGCGATCGCCCAGGCCTTCGGCGGCAAGTCTTCCAAGGCCATGCAGGCTTTCCGGAGGAGCCTCGGCACCAGCGCGGCCACGGCCGGCGACTCGGGTGAGATGAGCAAGCTACGCGATCGCCTCCGTGGGATCCGGAAGGTGGTGGGCCAGTGACGCTGCCCAACGTGCCCATCCGCACGGTCGAGTTCAGCTACCTCGACGGCCTCGAGGTCCACATCCGGCCGGCCGTGCTCGATCTAAACCCGCTCTACCTGGCCGCCTGCCAGACCTGGCTCTCGCCGCTGAAGCTCGCCGGGCTGCTCCCAGAAGGGCATCCCCGAGCGCTCACCGAGAAGCGCGCCGTGGCCGGCCTGGCGAAATGCTACGCGATGGCCGTCTGCGCTGGCTCTAACGTGGACGAGATGGACGCCTGGCAGCCCGACCAGTGGGAGGCCTGGCTCCTCGAGCACCCTGACGAATTCGAGAGCCTCCGGACGGTCGCGCCGGTCCGCACCAATTTCGTCCCAGAGGACGACCCGCGGCCGCCTGGTGCAGTGGGAGACGTCCTCGCGACGCCCGACCCGTCGGCCGAGATGGAGACCCACTCCAGCGCAGAGGGCGGCACCTGATGGCGACCCTGCGCCAGCTCTCGCGGCGCCTGGACAAGGTGGTCCGCAAACTCGACGTCGGTCTCACGACGGTCGTCACCACGGTCGCCACCTCGATCGCGGCCGAGTTGGTTCCGGACACGCCGGTCCTCACGGGCTTCGCGCGCGGCAACTGGCGGCCGGCCTTGAACTCGCCGCCCGTGGTCCCCATCACGTTCCTCGATCCTACGGGCCAGGCGACCATCGCGAAGATCGGCGCCGTGGCCTCACGCTTCCGAATCGGCGACGTGCTCTACATCGCCAACCTCATCCCCTACATCGAGCAGCTCGACGCCGGCAGCTCGCCCCAGGCCCCGCCCGGCTTCGTCAAGGATGCCGTCCTCAGGGGCTTCGCCAGAGGCATCAAGAGCTTCCAGGGCGGAATCATCAAGAGCGGCCTGACCGGGGCGAAGACGACGTCCGGCGGCCGCGACCCTCTCACCGGGAGATTCATCTAGGGCCATGGTCACCGAGAACGTCACGATTGTCGTCCGGGAGCGTGGGGCCGCCGCTGCTTCCCGTGGTATCGACCGCATCGGCTTCGCCTCGCGGAAGGCCACCGTGGCCGTGGTCGGCCTCATCGCAGTCCTTGGCGGCTTCCTCACGATCCGCGGCCTGCAGCAGATAGCCTCGGACGCCATCAAGACCAGCGCCGCCTTCGAGCAGTATGGGATCCAGCTGAGCGCGCTCCTGGGCTCTCAGCGTGAGGCCAACGCGGCCCTCGAGACGTTCACCAACCTCGCCACCCGCACGCCGTTCGCGGTCAGCCAGATCGTCCAGGGTGCCACGGCCCTCGGCGCGGCCGCGCTGGGCAACCGGGAGAAGCTCGAGCGCCTGACGGCCACGGCCGCCAACCTGGCCGCCATCACTGGCATCAGCTTCCAGGAGACCGCGAACAACCTGCAGCGGTCGCTCAGCGCGGGCATCGGCGCGGCCGACCTCTTCCGGGACAAGGGCGTCCGCGCGCTCATCGAGGCCATCGGTGGAATCCCCGACGCCACCAAGCTCACCAGCCAGGAGCTGGACATCCTCTTCGACAAGGTGGCTGGCGCGGAGGGCATCTTCGGCAACGCCGCGGAGCAGCTCGCCAACACCCTCGGCGGCGCCCTCTCCAACATCGGCGACGCCGCCACCAACGCCCAGAAGGCCCTCGGCGACGCCCTGGCGCCCTCGGTCGTCAACACCGCCAAGCAGGCCTTCATCCCGTTCCTCCAGGACATGGAGCAGCTCTTCAAAGACAACGCGGACAGCATCTCGCAGTTCGCCGCGGACATGATCCAATTCGCGATCCCCGCGATGGTATCCATGGTGAGGGTGGGCCTCACGCTCGTCCTCACATTTGCTCAGGTCGTCGACTTTGGCCGCGACGTGGCAGGTGCCCTGCTCGAGATCCACCTGGCGGCCCGTGAGTCACGGATCTCGATGCTGGAGTTCGGCAACTCCATCGGCGTCATCTCGGACGGCAGGCTCGCCCTCGAGAAGGCCAACGTGGAGGCCATCCGCGACAGGGTCGACGAGCTGGCGAAGGGCTCCAGGGACGCGACGAAGGAGACCGAGGAGCTGGAGAGGAATCTCACCGCGGTCAGCAACACGCTCGAAGGGCTCAGCCGGAAGGTCCAGGGGACGGTCTTCAGCGAGCTAGAGCAATTCGAGCGGCCGGACATAGAACTCCCTGAGGCCGATCCGAACCGGGAGACCTCGGAGCAGATCACCAAGCGCGAGGCGGCCGCCAGGCGCATCCTGCAGCTCACCAACCAGCTCCGGATCAGCTCGGCCGCGAGGGTCAGCCAGGACGAGGCGACCATTGAGCGCCTCGAGCAGCAGCGTCTCAAGTTGGTCGAGCAGGCCACGATCGCGGGCAACATCAACCTCGCCCGCGAGGGGCTGCTCGAGATCGAGGCCCAGCTCAGGGACATCCGCGAGAAGGCTGGCCTCGAGGCGGAGGCGGAGCGGCTCGCCGCCGCCAAGGCCCTCGGGCAGACCCTCAGCACCACGATCGGCGAGAGCATCCGCGGGGCGTTCTTGGGTGAGGGCCTGGACGCCATGGACCTCATGGCCAACCTGGGCGCCGACCTGGTCCAGAACGCTCTGGACAACGCCATCAGCACGATCACCGAGAGCATCGAGGGCGTCTTCACGGATCTCGCCTCGAGCTTCGGCGCGGACCTGGGTGGCGCCTTCGGCAGCGCGATCGCGGGCGCGATCGGCGTCGGCATCGGCATCCTCGCGGCGGAGCTGGGTGGCACCAGCGCGCGCGCGAATAACAACCTGGTCCAGGAGGCGGCCGAGAACGCCCAGGCCACTCGCGGCGTCGTAGCGGGCCCCACGTCGGTCCCCATCTTCCAGTTCGGCTCCAAGCTAGAGGAGGCCATGATCCCCACCAACGGCCTCCTGGTCGACATCCTGGGTGCGCTCCAGAACGGCCAGGGCGGCGACCCGGCCAGCTCGTCCGTGGGCGGATCCACTGGCAGCTCGGGAGCTGACCTATCGCTGAGGACGCCGTCCCTGGTCTAGGTCGCTACTCTCACGGTCGAGCTCCGCCACCACTGCAACGGATCCACCCAGAGGAGAACGCCGCCGTGCCGCACGTCACCGCTAGCCATGAGTGCCTGACCTTCGAGACCGTCGAGGGTCGCCGCGTCCAGATCAAGCTCGAGACCCTGATGGGGGACGCGGACCAGAAGCCAGACGACGCGGTCCGGCCCGATGGCGTCGGCCTCATGCTCTGGGTCA